TATACCAAGTTAAAAAATTAGCAAACAAAAGTATTATTGAATACACATTAAAAAATTATACCAAAGAAATCGAACCAAAGGATTTTGACTACCAAGCACAAAAGGTAAGAGACATGAATACAGTAAACGAAGCAATCGGACAAGCATATGGCAGCACAAAAAGCAGCTATCAAAAATTAGAAAGCGCAAGACTTATTATTAAACACAATAAGCCTGTAAATGAAGAACAGCGTGGATCACGTAGTAGAAATATTAGTGCTATCTATATTGAAAATGCAGACGGAGAGCGTTATAAGTTTCCAAGCAACAACTTAGCAGGTGGTAGAGCTATGTTGCGTCATGTCAAAGAAGGCGGAACACCATATGATGACTTTGGCAAACACATCGTTGAACAGTGCATTGAACTAAAGAAACTTAAAGAGTTTAAGCGTTATAGTGATAAAAACAATCTGGTCAACGAAGATACTGCAGAAATCGTAGAAGCAGTAAGTTCACGTATTGCAAATATTCGTGAAGGTTTAAACAAACTTAAAGGCAGCAAAACATATGCTGCAGCACTTGAAGCATTTTCAAGTGATGGTGAAAAACTAGATGAAGATGATTTCGCAGATATTAAGGATAAATTTACAGTTTCATATTTTGATGAAAATGTAGAAGGTGCATTACCATATGTACAAGCACTTGTAAAAGAAATGCAAGTAGTGCGTGAACAACGTGCAGCAATTGAAGAAGCAATCGGTAACTTAGTTGCGTTTGTTGAATCAAAGGACATGTTTGGTTTACGTGAAGGAACTAACTTAAAAGCAGATCCTGAGAATCCAATGAGAGCAAAAATGGAATCAGCAAGATCGCAATTAGGTGCAGTAATGGAATATATCGCTAACGTATTAGACGAAAGCGAACAGGAATTGGCAACTAAATTGCAAGAAGCAAGTAAATTAGTTGACAGTATTCAAGACGATGCTATGCTAGGTAAATCAGCTCGTGCAATCACACAGTTGATGCCTAAACTAAGTGTCGTTGAGAAAGAAGAAGTACGTTCAGAGTCGGTTGATTGGGAACAAGAATTTGATAAGATGTTCGAAAATTATGATGTAACTAAAATTTTTAATTGACAACTGGCACAAAACGTATTATTATCAAGACAATAAGTACATTGTCACAAAGGCAAAACTTAGGCAAACAAAACATAGGCAACATTAAGGAGAATAACTATGGCATCATTGGCAGAAATTCGTGCAAAACTACAAGAACAAGATAACCGTGGAGGCGGTAATCAATCGAGCGGAGGAGGCGACAATGCTATCTTCCCATTTTGGAATATCCCAGAAAATTCAACTAGTGTAATTCGTTTCCTTCCAGATGGAGATACGAGTAATACTTTCTTTTGGCGTGAGCGTCAAATGATTAGACTAGAATTTGCAGGTGTCGAAGGACAACCTGATTCTCGTCGTGTAACAGTTAATGTACCTTGTAACGAAATGTGGGGACCAGTAGGAAGCTGCCCTGTACTGTCAGAGGTGCGTAATTGGTTTAAAGATCCTAGTTTAGAAGATATGGGTCGTAAGTACTGGAAAAAACGTTCATACGTATTCCAAGGTTTTGTAGTTGAGAATTCACTCGATGAAGAAACTCCGGAAAATCCAATCCGTCGTTTTATTATTAACCCAAGCATCTTTAACATTATCAAAGGTGCACTTATGGATAGTGACTTTGAAGAACTACCTACTGATTATGAAGCAGGTACAGACTTCCGTTTAACTAAAACTACAAAAGGTCAATATGCAGACTACTCAACATCAAGTTGGGCACGCCGTGAGCGTTCGCTAAACAGCGATGAACGTGCAGCAATTGACACATATGGTTTGTATAATCTAAACGATTATCTTCCTAAACAGCCTAGCGAAGAAGAACTTCGTGTTATTGGCGAAATGTTTGAAGCAAGTGTTGATGGTAAATTGTATGATCCTGCAGCATGGGGTAATTTTTATCGCCCAGCAGGTGTACAAATTGATACATCAAACAGTGCACCAAATACAGGTAGTGCTAGTCCTGCACCGGCACCTACGCCTACTCCAGCTGCAACTCCTGTAGCTGAAACAGTAACAGATACTGGTTGGCAAGAACCTGTTGCACCTGTAACACCTCCTGCACAACAGGAGCAAGTTGCTGAAACAGTAGCAGCAACAGCACCAGCAGCAGAAGGCGAAAAGCCTAGTGCGCAAGATATTCTTGCAGCAATTCGTGCACGTGGAAACTAATTCTTAATAAAAACCCGGCGGGGCGGCACCAAGTCGCCCCATTCTTTCTAGGAGATAATTATGGCAAAACCTTTTGACATTGCGAAATTTCGCAAAAGTATTACTAAGAGTGTGCCTGGTCTTAGTAGCGGATTTAGAGATCCAGATACATGGATTAGTACAGGCAACTATACATTAAACAAATTAGTTAGTGGACGTTTTGATGGCGGTATTCCACTAGGCAAAGTATCAGTCTTTGCAGGCGAATCAGGTGCTGGCAAATCATTTATTTGCTCAGGCAACTTAGTACGTGAAGCACAAAAGCAAGGTATCTTTGTTGTACTAATTGATACAGAAAATGCACTAGACGCAAAATGGCTAGAAGCACTAGATGTTGATGTTAGTGAAGACAAACTGCTCAAACTAAATGTAGCAATGATTGATGACGTTGCTAAACTTATCAGTGAGTTTATGAAAGATTATAAGTCACAGTATGCAGACAAAGACGAAGAAGATCGTCCTAAAGTATTGTTTGTAATCGACTCGCTTGGCATGATGCTAACACCTACTGATATTGATCAGTTCCAAAAAGGTGACATGAAAGGTGACTTGGGACGTAAACCTAAAGCACTTACAGCACTTGTTCGTAACTGTGTTAACATGTTTGGTGATTACAATGTCGGCCTAGTAGCAACTAACCACACATACGCATCGCAAGATATGTTTGATCCAGATGACAAGATTAGTGGCGGACAAGGCTTTATCTATGCATCCAGTATCGTTGTTGCAATGCGTAAACTTAAACTAAAAGAAGATGAGCAAGGTAACAAAATTTCAGAAGTACGTGGTATTCGTGCCGCATGTAAAGTAATGAAAACACGTTACAGTAAACCTTTCGAAAGTGTACAAGTTAAGATCCCATATGAGACCGGAATGAGTCCATATAGTGGGTTAGTAGACTTAGCAGAAGGCAAAGGTGTCCTAAAGAAAAGTGGTAACCGCTTAGAGTATATTGATAAAGAAACAGGTGAAGCAATCCTCAAATTCCGTAAAGCATGGGAAGCTAATGACGAAGGTGTATTAGACTTAATCATGAAACAATGGGATGACAAAGAAGTAGATGATGTTATTGAAGATATTGAAGAAGAAGAACTAAATATCGAAACAACACTATCTGAGGAATTAACTATCAATGAAACTGAGTGAAGATGAAATCGAACAGTTCATGAATCTGTGGATGGCTATTAAACCATACATTACTGCAAAAGACAAATACGATGCTTGTCAAAAGTTTATTATGACATTAGAAGAAACAATCGATATTGAAGATGTTGCAGATGAGTTAGTTGGATATGATGGAACGGTTGACAAAGTACTAAGAGACCATTATATTGAACATACAGACTTTGATGAATATAATGAAGATGATGAATGGTAAATGTCACACTGGTTTAATGAAATCCGCAAGGACTTTAATAAAATAATTCCTGCAATTAATTATTACGAAACACAACTAGATGAAGCTCGTGTAGAGTGTAGTCTCAAAGGCAATGTTGAAAAACACAGTAGAGATATGCCTGGTATAGTTGAGCATCGTTTTAATCAGTTGCAGGAAATTGAAGCAATATTAGAATACCTTAATATTGAATTACGCAAAGTTAAAACAGAGAAATACAAAAAGTTTCTCGAACACTACAACCGTGCTCTTAGTTCGAGAGATGCAGACAAGTACGCAGAAGGTGAACAAGACGTAGTTGACCAACAGCATATTTGTAATGAGTTTGCACTTATACGAAACAAGTATATGGGACTGATTAAAGCATTGGACGCCAAGCAGTTTCAAATAAACAATATTGTTAAACTACGTGCAGCAGGATTAGAAGACATTAGTTTATAAAAAAATTACAACCCTTTGAAAGTGCAGGATTCTTTTCTGCACTTTTTTGTTGACTTCTGGATCTACAATCACTATATTATATATGTAGACGGAGGAAACAATATGTTTGAAGTTGGAATGGGAATTATTCGACAGTATCGTGATTATACTGCATTAGGAGAAATTACTTCTATTCATGATGATGCAGATGGTGAAACTCTTGTTACTGTAATGTATAATGACGGTGCTGTAAAAACCTACACTGAGTCTGCAATGGACACTCCTCGTATAATTGTAACCGAAGAGGTAATTTGGTAATGCTTTACAGTGTAATCGGCGGTACTAAAAAAGAACGTGCGGCAGTTACTGAAGCACTACATTTTGCTAAAAAATATTGGTTACCACGGCATCGTAAACTTGCTGTTGATGTAGAGATTACCAAGCATTTAGATGTTGATGCTGACTGCCTAGAAGGTGACGATGATCGTGAGTATGAAATCCGTGTTAAGCGTGGATTGGATTATGAAGATCTTGTCACTGCTATCTTCCACGAATTTGTACACGTTAAACAAGATGTACTAAAACAGTTTCCTATGTTTACTCCATCAGAGATACCTTATATGGATCGTCCTTGGGAAATTGAAGCATACGCTGAACAGGAAAAAATGTTAACAGCGTTTAAATATGAGAGTGTAGCATGAAATATCTAATTCCATTATTTTTACTTACAGCATGTCAAGCAACAGGAGAATATACTCCAGTAGTACATCATCATGATGACAACGATAACCATACTCCTACTGTTCAAGAAGTTGTAACAGTTGTAGAAAATGTAATACAAGAAGTACAAACTAAAGAAACAAAAGAAGATTTGGCTTTTGATCCAGGATGTACTGGACTTTGTCTAGATTAAAATCAAAAAAAATTATAAGTGTTTGATTTTTAACAAAACTTTTTTTCATAAAATCGTTGACATTTAGGTCGGTAATCACTATATTATATATGTAAGCAGAAAAGAAGAGGACTTCAAAAATGGCATATATGAATCAAGAGAAGAAAAAAGCACTTGCACCAGCTATCAAAGCAGTTTTGAAAAAGCATGGTTACAAAGGCTCAATTGCAGTTAACAACCACAGCACTCTTGTTGTAAACATTAAAGAAGGCACTGCTGATTTTATAGGTATGGCAAATGCTCGCAATCGTGAAATTGCAGAGCGGCGGAACCAAACATACTATGCAAACGACGGTTACGTTCAAGTTAATCCTTATTACCCAGACATGTACGGTGAAGCAGAACAGTTTATTGAAGAACTTGTTCAAGCTATGAAAGGTACTATGTGGTACGATAACTCGGACGCAATGATTGATTATTTTGACACTGCGTATTATATTGACATCAATGTTGGTCAGTGGAACAAACCCTATGTATGTACAGCACAGTTGGAGGCAGCATAATGATTACTATTGATCGTGAAAGCCCAAGTGGAAATGCTTTTTATATTCTTGGCGTTGCCCAACAGTTAATGAGACAAATTGGTTACACTAATGATGATGCACAAACTGTAATTGACGAAATGAAGTCAGGCGACTATGAAGATCTTGTTAGTGTTTTTAATCAAACATTTTGTGAATATGCGGAGGTAGTATAATGAATGAATTTAGTTGGACAAAAAGTATTGCAACACTGGTGTTTGCACTACTATTAATCGCAGGTGCAGTATGGTACACGTATTACACTTGGAGCGACTGTTTAG